GGTTCCGAGCAACGAATGGAGCGCACACAATGAAACATCAGTTTCGTTTCGTGGTTGATAAAGCACCGAACTTCGCTAGGGCTGCCTGCAAAGGTGTCCCTACCGAAGTGTTCTTTCCCAACTACCTGCATTTCAGGGGGCGTATCACACCTAAGCAGATTGCCAAGGCACGTCAGTATTGTTCTGTGTGCCCGATTCAGTCTGAGTGTTTGGAGTACGCTTGTCGCACTGATTCCATCGGCATTTGGGGTGGACAGTATGTATCAGAACATCTAGCAAGAAAGTTGAGGGAAGAACATGGCTGGTCGTTACACCGTGAAGTTGTCACTGACATTGGATGAGATACGCACGATTGTCAAATCGTTGAGTATTGGCGCTGACCAAGTGGGCAAGAAACTTGACCGTGTGCGTGGCACTTATCGTGCTGGCGATGTGTTGAGCGAGTATCAACTGTTGACGCATACGAAGTTGCACTTTGAGCGTGCGTTGACTGACATCGTGGACATGGAGGTGAATGATGCCAACTCGCATGACTTACATTCGTAGGCGTGTGGCTGTGGCATCTGTGTTGGTGTTGTTTGCATGGGTGGGGGCACGAGTTGCCCCCGCTCTTGCACCACCAATCGTTGTGCCGTTCACACCTTGGCAAGACCCAAAAGTGGCCGAAATACCCAGTGTATCAACTGTTATTCTAATTCCAACTGATACTCAGGTATCAGTTTCTGTGTGCGCCGATGTAGTGAATTTGGCTCATTCGCTGGGTTGGAAAACGGAGGATTTGGATGAGTTGTCTTACGTGATTTGGCGTGAGTCCAGATGTCTGCCTGATGTGCATTACGACAAAGACCCCAACGGTGGGTCGTACGGTTTGATGCAAATCAACGGATACTGGTGTGAACCGTCTCGCTATCATCCGCAAGGCTATTTGCAGGCGCAAGGACTTCTGTCATCTTGCGATGACTTGTACATTCCGGCAATAAATCTGCTTGCTGGGTTGAACATCTACCTGTATTCCAGCGAACACAATCTGAACGGATGGCAGCCGTGGACAATGCAGAAAGATTTCTGTGAGTCGGTCCACAACTTGTGTGACCCGTCTGCTATCGTGGGGGGGTAAGGGGGGGCAGTAGCCAAAGCCTCAGCATTACGCATCGCAACCTGAAAGGTTGGCGATGCTAGAACGAACACAAACAAACAACGAAGGAGAGATAGATGAGAATTGACGAAGAGAACAAGCGTGTGTACGTGAGACAGTCGTGGCTCGGTGATTCAATGCTGTGTCAGGAACGTGGACGTCGCATGATGGTGTCACCAGAGTTTCGCACTACGAACGACTCTGCTGTGATGGGTACTGCTGTGCATGCCGGTATTGAAGCGGTGTTGCGTGGCACGATTGACGCACGAGACGCACATCATGTGTCCGTGTCCAAATTGAATCTCATCAAAGACACAGAGAAGGTGAAAGTGACGAACACGGACCCTTCCACTTGGGAAGATTTGGTTCGCTCAATGACGAACGCTTGGGTGGCAGGTGTGTTGCCCGAAGTTCCGTTGGGTGGTCAACCCGAGTTCAAGTTTGAGTACTTCTCAAACATTATGGTTGACGGTTACGCAATCTGGTTTGAAGGCACGATGGACTACTTCCATCCGACAGGTGTGTGGGATTGGAAAACAGCAGCGAGAAAGTATTCGCTGTTGGAGAAACAAACGCAGTCCATTCAGGCAAGTATTTATTCTGGATACGCTTTGCAGTCAGGCGAAGTAGAAATTGATGCCAACGGCGACGTTGGTTTCAACTTCGGTGTTATGATTCGCAACCTGAAAGGCGATTCACAAATAGTTCGCATCAAGCGCAACAGCGCCCACTCGATGTGGGTGACAGAACAAGCGTCAACTATGGTCAGGTTGGCGCTCGCAATGCGAAATACCGAAGGCGAGTTCAATCGCCCTTGGTTGAAGAACGACCAGCACTTCTTGTGCTCCGAACGCTGGTGTCCTTGGTGGTCGGTGTGCAAAGGAGTGTTCATTCAAAATACCCACAACACGTCAGGAGACGAATAATGGATAACAAAGAAATTCAAATCATTTCACAGGTCTGCGCAAAGATTGCTGCCGACCTGACTACGAAGGATGAAGATACACAAGTTACGGCTGACCGTTTCGGTATCTTGCTGAGCCTCGTAACCGAAATGGTGTTTGACTCAATCAACTCTCGTGTCACCACGGGCAAGACAGCAGATGTGATTCAGATGGTCCAAAAGACTTTCCCGAACTCAACCGAAGTTCAGTCTGACTCGCAGGGTTTTACAGTCACCGTTCAAGGAGAACAGCACGGTGAACTTCCTGCATGGCTTGTGTCCGCTTGCAAGCGTGACAACGTGACCCGAGTGTTTGACAACCGTAACCAGTTGGCTGACAACCCGAAGCGTCCTTGGTTCAAGGCTGTCGGCGTTGACAAGGCGTACTGGGAACCGAAGGGTCGTGCACGTAAGTGAGAATCAGTGCTGGCGATTTAGCAGCACGTTGGAATACCGCCACACAGGAGAACCCTCCCACTCCTGTGCTGGCGGTTGACCAGCCTCCTGCTTACAGAATGTACGAGCCTTTGAGTGAAGCGGCAGATTCGTTTGTCCGTTGGGCGCAAGCAACACATGAACGCATCCACTTGGGTGTCCCCCAAATAGATGAAGAAATGCGTGGCATAGCACCCGGCGAAATGACAGTGATGCTCGGTTTCGCTCACGGCGGTAAGACCCTTGCGTTGTTGCACATGTTGCGTCACAACCGCGAAAAGCACATCGCACTATTCATCCCCGACGAACCACGACAGTTGGTTCTCACCAAACTCACCTGCATCCAACACGGCATCCCTGCACGGGAACTGGAAGCACGAGTCGCTGCCGATGACCAAGAAGCAATCAGCCTTCTTCGTTCAACAGCAGTAGACCACTATCCGAACCTTGCTGTGTTTGACCAACCCCTGTCTGCATCCGACATGGAACGTGCATACCACGAACTGTGCGACGTGTGGGGTCAAGCACCAGAACTTGTGGTCGTTGACTACCTTGACCTTGTGGAAGCAGGCGAAACGGTTCCCGACAAAGCGACGTTCCTGAAATCGTTTGGTCGTCGCCACGATGTGCCGTTGCTCGTGTTGCATCAAACGTCACGCACCGCAGGTGCGGACGGAGCCAAACTCACCATGTCATCAGGTTCATACGGTGGTGAACAGCAAGCAACCAGCATCATCGGTGTGCGTCGCAAGAAGTTCCAAATCATGTCAGAGATGAACGAGATAGTTGAGAAACTTGACCGCTCACACTCGGAACGTGCACAAGAACGTTTAGATGAACTGCGCTACCTGTTGACCATCCACGAGTTCACCGTCACCTTGTCATTGTTGAAGAACAAACGTCCGGGCGGTTCGCTCGTAGATGACATTGACTACGAACTTGATTTGCACACAGGAAGGTTGCGTGCGTTGCGTAACGCAGAGTTACCGTCGCAACATTTGGAGCGTGTCAATCATGGCGCTTTCTAAATTCATAGAACTATTCTCGGGGCGCACAGACGCATACGGTTCATGGGAAGGTGGCTGCGTCAAAAAACCAGTCACCCAAGACCTGTTCATGTCCCACCTGCTAGGTGACATCGGCATGGGCATCTACCCTGTGAACGAACACAACATGACTCGTTGGGGATGCTCAGACATTGACGTCCCCGATTTGGATGCTGTGCACAACCTGCGCACCGCACTGTCGGTCAAGAACATTCACTCTTGGATTGAACGTACTCGTCGTGGCTACCACCTGTGGGTGTTCGCCACTGAACCTGTACCAGCAGCAACGATGCGTCGTTGCCTACTAGCAGCACACAAAGTGTGCGAATACCCAGCCAAAGAAGTGAACCCCAAACAGGAATCTGTGTCCAACGGCTACGGCAACTATGTTCGCCTCCCGTACTTCGGTGGCTGGGAAAACCAGCCAACCGAACGCATCATGCTCAACCAACATGACACCACGATGTCACTCCAAGATTTCGTTGAGCAAGCGTATTCAGGGCGTGTTGAACCCGATTTGATTGCCCATGTAGCAGAACTATGGGTTCCGCCCACCCCCAAAAACACGGTGATGCGTTCAGGCAAACCGATGTCGCTCGGTGAACTGCGCTACATGATTAGCCCATACTCGTACACAATCATGTCGCAAGGACCGCTCGAAGGTTCTGACCGTTCCACCACACTGATTCGTCTCGCATACCGTCTGCGTTCAGACGGTCTGCTACCAGCAGAAACTTTGACGATGCTGATTGAAGCAGACAAGAAGTGGGGCAAGTTCCATGACCGTGAAGATGGCATCATGCACCTTGAAGCAATGGTGATGAAAGTTTACGACTCGTGAAGAAACACAAACAGTTCATTCCACTGCGACCCTTAGCCAAGGAACGTCCACGAGCCACACGCACAGGTCACGTCTACACACCGAAACGAACAGCCGACTACGAGAAGGCTGTCGCCAAGGCGTATACCGGCCCGATGTTTGATGCATCCCACACCATAGAAGTGTCACTCGTGTTCACACTCAAAGGCACCACCATCACTGTGACCGCCACCAAAAACCCCGACCACAAATCTTCGTTGAAAGGCGACGTAGATAATTACGTGAAGTCCATCCTTGATGGGCTGAACGGTGTAGCGTGGGAAGATGACAAGCAAATCATTGAATTGACGGTGAAAAAACTATGACCAAAGTAAGATGCAACAACTGCCAACAAATAATCGTTCACGATAAACGCAATGTCACAGGATGCAACTGTGACCCTGATGCCCCGCAATGGGTGTACATACAACCAGACGGAAAAGTGCGAGGCTTCTCGCAGGCATCATGGGAGATTCTTAGTGAAGAACAGTAAATGGGATATTGAAAAGAACACATTCAACTTTGCAGAAGACCTCAAGTACGGTCAACTGGGCGAGAAACGGATACGCAAAATGTTGGAGTCTCTCGTTGAGGGCTCCTTTGAAGTGAAGTCAGACCGCTACCGCAACGGCAACATGGCAGTGGAGATGCGTCAGAACCCACGCAAATGCGGCAAGTGGATACCGTCAGGGTTGCAAGTCACCAAAGCACAATGGTGGGTGTACATCTTCTCAATGGACGGTGGCTTCGTCATTGTGTCCGTAGACCGCTTGAAGCGTTACATTGACTCCAACCGTGAAACATTAGAGACACGAGACTTCGCTCGTCGCTCAGACAACCCAGCATGGGGTTACCTACTGAAACCTGAGAACGTCGCAGAACTTCTTTACGACTCGGCTTACGATGGCTAGAAAACACGTCCTGTTCGCTGGGGAGGTGTTTGAGAAGTTGCAGTCACGCCGACGACCATCGTCGGAAATGGAAGCACTCATGATTACGGCACCGGGTCAAGACCCGATGCCTTCTGCCGATGAACTGTTAGAACTGCGTGAGGCGGTAGCCGAAGCAGTTCAATCGTTGCCAAACAAATATCGCAAAACAATCCAACTACTGATGTATGAAGGTTTGTCTTTGCGAGAAGCAGGAGAGTTACTTGGCTACTCCGATGTTCACACCATGCGCCTTCGTAACACGGCGTATGATAAACTCAAAGAAGCGTTGACGATGAGCGTCACACTCAGAAGGAGATACGAAATGGCTACAACATGGGACCAGTCAGCAACACAGTGGTGTACGCACCTCGGCTCGTTGGCGAAACCAAACAACAAAATAGATTTCGCTGCGTTGCACGACAGGATAGATGCGCTTATCGGCATCACATTCCACAACAACCTTGAGCCGAACCCTGAAGCATTCAGTGCCATTGCTTTGCCTGTGGTGTCTTATTTGCGTGCACATGACTGGTGGGATTCAGCAGAGATGGCTCGTCTGCTTGCGTGCAAGCAACACGATTACGGTCACAAGAACATCACCCGTTTCGGTTTGAAGGGCATCGTTGTTCGCCTTACCGACAAGTATGAGCGTCTAACGAACTTGCAGTTCACGAAAGATTTCCTTGAGGACGGTGGCGCTGTTGCGCCACTCGTCAACGAAACAATTGCTGATACGCTGCACGACATCATCGGCTACTGTGTAGTCGCGTTGATGGTTCTTGATGACACGTTCAAACTTTCGTTGGGAGAAGAGTATGGCATATCGGCAAATAACAATCGGGTTTGATAAAGCAGTCCATGTGGAAACGATTGTCCAAATACTTACTGCGCATTTTGATGACGTTGAGATGGGCAAAGGAATCACAGTCAATGGACTACCAGAAAACAGCGTCTACATTCATAACGAAAGAAGGAAGACTCGTGTCCACAGATAACGGCGATTGGATTTACGAGTTCATGCCCAAAAAAGAAGCAGACAACATGGATGCCAAACTTGAAAGCATTGAACAAAACTCCAACACAATCATCACGCTCATGATGAGCGCAACCAAAGAAGATGTAATTGACATCTGTAAAACTTGGGACAGAGCAACCGATGGCGACGTATACGCATGGCTGCGTATCTCGTCGTTCGTAGACCACCTCATCTCCAACATGAAAAACCACCTAGAAGGAGAAGACGAATGAAAATCCCACCAAAACTTGCTGTCGTACATTGGACCGACGCATTTGATTCAAGCAACGGTTGGATAACCGTCAAGGACTACAAACCAACACCACAGTACGTTATCACTGTCGGCTACGTGTGGGAAGATTGCCTACCCGGCCACCTGTCGCTCACAACCTCGTGGTGTCCATCTGCGGACAACTCAGACGAAGCAGGAGATGTCGGCATGGTCACACACATCCCGAAAGGGATGGTGAACCAAATCAGTTACCTGACTTCCCCCGATTTTTCTTCGCTTGACCTTTCGGCATATGGAGAAACAAATCAGAGTCAGCCACATCCGACCACGCTTCTCTCACCAGCGTTGGACTATCCGCCATACGAGGTGAAAGTTCCACGTGCAACCAATCACCTGAAGGCGCACCGCCGATAGTCGGCGTCTTGTACGCCACCCAACTATCACGGTCCCACCTGTAGCCACGCCCGTGAGGTTCGGGGAAATAATCCAAAATACATTCCACACCCAACACCTCAGAGTGGTCTGCTAACACATCACAAACCCATTCAGCCATACGCCGCCCATTGCGGCGACCCTTGGTACCCAACTTGCGATACGACAAATCAACCGCACGACCAGTGCTGTGTACGCTCATCGTTCCCGGTTTGCCACGCATGTCACGCTTCACATAGGTGCCGTTGTTCCACAACGCACCATCCGTAATCTGCTCAATCGTCTTCACGAACTCCAACAAGCCTGCACGAGCCTTGCCGTAATCCCCATCACGATTCCCTGTGTACGTCTTACTCATTAGGTTCCACCTTCGGTTGAGCAGCAACAAGTTTCTGTAACTCCGCAAGGATACGACGCTGCTCACTTGTGCGCATCTGCGGAGTAACTTCACGAACAGGCGCACCCAAGTAACCCAACAGCGGGTTCGTAGAACCACGCTGCTGATAGTACTCTTGCGAAGGAACAAACCGTTCCACCTGATTCAACGTAGGAACCAAGTTCCCCAACGCATACAACAACTTCTCATCAACAAATCGTTGACCGCCCACAGAACTACCAGCACCAATCGGCTGACCCAACAGCGAAGCCAACGTACCAACAGGACCCTCAACAGCAATCGGTTCCCTATTGAACTCCCTGTTACGGAAGAACGACTTGTTTGCCAGCATCGTTTCAGCAGGCACACGCAACAACGGGTTGATGTTCGCAGCAAACCGTGTCGGGTCAGTCAACATGCTCACATCAGCCTGCAACCTGTTGAAACCCAAGTCAGGTGTCGCAGCCAGATTCGTGCCAGCCAACGCAAACCCGCCAGCCTCACGCATGTACAACGGCAACCCTTCAGTCTTCTCTTGGTCCTCAATGTTGCGACGAACACTCTGATACCACTGGTATGGGCGAGGATTCATGTAAATGTTCTGAATCGTCAACGGCAAGTTACGGCTCGTCCACATCCAGAACGGAACAATGCTGCGCATGTACGCATCCAAAGTGGAAATGTCTTCGTAGTCAAACAAGAACTTGCGTGTACGAGCAGTAGCACCGTTCACATCCAAACCTTGACGAATACCATCGTACGCCAACATGAAACGTGAATGCTGCTCAACCCACGCACCCACACGCCTGTTGGCACGAGTAATCGGATTGTTCGTCAACACGCCAGCCGTATCAAACGCAATTTCCTCAGACTGACCAACACCAGAACCAAGCATTGACTCATACGCTCGAGAAACAGTCAAACGGCGACTCTCAGGCAAATCAGCCAAATAGTCGTCAATAGACGTTCCCTTCTTCAAACTGTTGTATAGAGCGTTGTATTCACGCATACCCTCAGCCAAGAACTGTGGACGCCCACCAGCAGCCACAAGCATGAAAGCGTTAGTCACACTGTTGCGCACATGGTAACCGGGTGTGGACAACGCCCAAGCCTTAAAGAACCTTGTGTACGGACCGAACCATACACGCATGCTCTTGACGAACGCTGGGTCACGCAAGCGACCCATGTTCGTAAGAATTTCAGTAACCTCTGGACGCATCTGCAAATTCTCAAACGAAGCCAACGCACCAGAACCAGTCAACTTCATCCAGCCCTCATCCATCACCTGCTTGAACACAATGTGGTCACCCTCAGCGAACACACGACCAGAAGCAATCATGCGCTCCATCTGCGCAACATCTTCCAACTCCGCAGTACCACGCAACAGATTCGCCCGTGCTTCCAAATAGCCAGTCAACACCGACGCCAAGCGTCGGGTGTCAGGACCGTCTTGCATCGTGTTCAAACGATTCATCACATCAGAAACCTCGGCGGCGAACTCATCAAAGTCCGCCATCCAACCATCCTTTTTACCGACACGTGCACGAGTACGAATGCCCTTGATGTCTTCCAGCGACGCATTCAACAAATCAAGACGCTTACGGGCGTCGTTCAGATTCAACTCAAGATAGAAACCAGCATCGGCAGCAGAACGCTCCTGAACCAGTTGAGCCTCAACAGTCCTACGCTGCTTCTGCAACACGTTGATACGTTCCAGCGCCTCGCTAATTTGCTGATTCAAACCCTTCTCGCCAGCACGCTTCGGTGTTCTTGGAACACCATGAAGTTGTAGATTCAACGAACGCAACTCATCAGTCAAAAGTTGACGCTGATTAGCAGGAACCCTGTCACCAGCAATCATCTTGGTGATAACAGAGATACGGTCCTTGACCTCAATCTCTCGTGCCTTCAACGTCTCCACAATGCTTCTGCGTGCAGAAATGTCAGCATTGATACCGTCCATGATTTGCGGAATGTTTCTTCCAGCAGAATCAAACCATGTTGCCGTTGCATACTCTGGAGCGGCAGAAGCAAAAGCATCCGCACGTGCCTGAGCAGCCACAGGACCATCAAGTGCTTCACCGAACCTCTGCAACGGTTTGGCAGCCAACCTAGTTTCTTCTTCTCTTGCGACACGCAACGCAGTGTCGGCAAGACTTTCACCCGGCAACGGCTCAACCTTCGGCTTCTGCTCACGCAAAGCCTTGGAAACATTCTTTTCATTCAACTTCAAACTACGCTCAGCCCTAGCCAATTCTTCCTCAGTTGAACGCTTAGCAGCAAGCAACTCTGCACCCTCGCCACCGTTGCGAACAGTTATCAACTCTTTCTGATTGGCAGCCAAACGAGCGTTCTTGCCACGAACATCAGCCAACAACTTGCCTTGCGGAGAAGCATCAAAAACCTTATTCAACGTCCTACGACGACGCTTAACCTCAGCAACCGAAATAGACGCAACAGGTGCAGAATCATCTGGAACACCAGCAGTATTAAAAGCACCATACTTATTCTGCTTCGGTGCCTTCTTCGTTGGGTTCAGTTTCCTGAACTCCAACGCCTCAACATACTTATCAATACCACGCAATACGTCAGCATCGCTCACAACATCGCCATCAATACGCACACCCAAACGACGCAACAAATCAGGATTGTTCCTAAAATACTCCGCAACACGAACAACACCCTCAACGGTAATCATCTGAGTAACAGGACTCGAGTTCGCAATCCGATTCTCCAAAACATCCAACTCTGCATCAAACGCATTAATCCTGTCACTAAGGTTCGCTGCACGAGACTGAGCAGAACGACGAGCCTTCTCGGTCGTAGCAGAACGCATGGCATCCAACTGTTTAGCGTGCTCAACAGCAACCTTGTCACGCTCAGCCTGCTTAGCCTTCGCCTGTGCACGCAACTCGCGGCCACGCTGACTGGTCGGAGAAGCAGGCTCTTCAAACAAAGAACCAAAATTGCGAACAATGCCACGACCCTGAGACTCGTCAAACACAACCGCAGGGTCAAGCGGATTCGTTCCACGAGCGTACCTAGACGTACCAACCACCTCGTCCATGCGATGCACACGTTCACCAGTTGGCGAACCAAACAGCGCATAAGCGCTGGTCGGTTCATAGAAAGATTCACCGCTCTTACCAGCAGTTATCTGCCTACTCTTTTTGAACGTTGTCAGGTTCCCTTCCAACGCCGAATAGTATTCGGTTTGCGCTCTAGCCAAAGCATCTTTTTCAATAGAAGTCAAATTGTCCGACACAGGTCGGGCAATATAAATCGGTTCATCCAACACGATTTCTCTTGGTTCAAACTTCTCTGGCGCAGCCTCACGGAAAGTATGTACAGAACCATTTCCCTTATCCCTGTACACGAAAGTCTTATTCCCAGACCCGTCATCAAAACTTTCAACCACATAACGGAACTTGGAATTGTTCTTCTTCACAAGAACATCGCGAACAACAGAAGGTCCAATTCTGCGATTGCCAACAACAAACACATACTTGGATGCTTGACCCTTCAACACATCATTGGCGACATCCTCCAAAGAAACTTCCGCCATATCAAATACTTGAACGGCGCCGCCATCAAGTTGCTCTGCTACACCCGGACCACGAGAAGCAAACCTGCTCAACGCACCAAGAGTTTGCTCTGTGAACGTTTCCTCGGGGAAACGGATGTTCGGGTCGGACAAATCCAACCGAGCCAAACCCATCAAAACCTTATGACGGAACTCACGCTCAACAGCAGTCGTATACTCAGGAGTTTTCTCAATCGCCAAAATCTGACGCTTAATCTGCTCCTGCTCATTCACAATCTTCGCCACACGTGGAGGCAAAGGTGCTTCCTTTGCAGTCCACTGCTTAGAACGCAACAACTGGCTAGTCGCCTTATTGCGAACCTGCTCATCATCGGACACAACATTGATTGCCGCATCCAAACGCTGCTGCATCTTCGGACTTGCAGCAATCTGCTCAGCCTCATCAACACCCTGCTTGCGAACAGCAGAAGCCCGACCAATCCTGTCCTCAACCTTCTTCAACTCCGCAGCAGTTCTCTGCGTCGCATCATAAGCAGCCTGCAACTCATTCGCACGACCACGCAAAAACTCCACGTAACCAAACGTCCCAGTCAACACCTCATTGCGCTCAACACCAGTAGCCAAACTAAACGCTTCACCAGCCTCGGGGTCACGAGCCAACGTACGCAAAGCCTCAATACGTGCACGTGTACGAGCACCAGCCTTACCCAAAACAGATTCCCCAACAGAAATATATTTGTATGTTGCCGCTGGGCTGCTAGTCCCACGCTGCACCAACTGTGTAGCCTCACGCTCAAGAGCGCCCAACTGTCCACGCAACGACTTCAGTTTTGCTTCAGCACGAGCAGCAGCAGAAGCAGAACTTTGACGCTTAAAAGTCCCAATAGGCGCATTCCTTGCGTCCGCTTTCAAGAAACGAATCTCAACCTTCGTCTTTTCAATGTCTGACAAAATTCTTTCAACAGCCCTAATATCAACCAAAGCGTTTTCTTGATTCCCCAACGTACGCCAATAGTTCAGTTCTATGTTGCGCAACGCCTCTTCCTTAGCATCCTTGCTCAAACCAGCAGGCAACTCAGCCTTTGCTTTCTGTTTTTCTGCTTTCGCAGCATTGATTACTCTTGTTGTTTCCTCACGGAAACCAATTTCATCACCACCAACAACATTTGATGGACGTTTAAAACCACCGCTATTAGAAACACGAATCTCACCATCACCAAACACCATCGTAAAGAAATCAACCACACGTTGATTACTCAACGTGGAACCATCAGCATTGGTTCTTGTCGCAATCCAAAACGCACGACTCATACCAAACGTCTCATCACCAGAACGCAACACACCACGAGCACGCTGACGAGCAGCACGCTCACCCTTACCAGTAGCCCCAGCACGCTCACGAGCAACCTTCTGTGTACGCTTTGCGGCCTCTTCGCCCTGCTGTACGGCGAGACGCAAATCCTCAGCCTCGCTAGAAGTTAGTTTGCCAACCTCAACAAGACGGTCAATTTCTTTATTCAACGCTTGAGGCGTTGCATTCTCCATTCGGTTAATACGATTCTGCGCAGCCTTAACCTGCGCATCAACAGACTCCACGACACCTTCAGAAACATCCGTCTCAAACCTTGACGCATCATCCGCATACTGATAAGTACGAGCACGAGAAGGAGTACGAACATAACTTGGAATATCCAACTCAATCTGACCACGCCAATCCGGATTACCAGCCTCAACAGCCCACACACGGTCACGAGCCTGCGCATACTCTGGGGTGGTCCTACGGGCCACCTCCATCTTCGTTCCAATAGAAATCTGCTTCTCTACATAACTCAAATCACCAACAACCGCATACAGCGCTTCACGTTCATCATCAGAAAGATTCTGCACAGCCTGACGCAACACAAGCGCACGGTCAGCAACCCTCGTAGAACGAATCCTGTCACCAGCAACTTTCACATCACCAGCAACCTCAACACCACCAAACACCTGTGTACGAATCTTCTCCATCACCTCGTTGGCAGTAAACACCGTATGCTGGAAATCTGTCAAATGCTTCAACTGTTGACGTGCAGCACCAGAACGAGCAAACGCAAACAGCGCCTCACTGGGCGCAGTACCACTAGGAGTCAACGCAGCAATAGCATCCACAGCAAGGCGGGTCGCATGAAGAATGTGATAGTTAGCCAACTTTATGCCAGCATCCTTAGTTGATTCAAGAACGTCAGTAGAAACTTCCGTAAACCGTTTATCAACCTTCAACGCAGCATCAGCGTTCTTTTCCAACTCTGCTTTCACAGCAGTCAAACGACGAAGTTCATCTTCGTTCGTAAACTGCTTGCGAACAAACTCGTCAATCTGGTCAAACAACTGTTTGACACCATCAACCTGTGGAATCAAACCGCCTTCAATTCTTTGTCTTGTCTGCTGAATAACATCTTGAAAACCAGCGATGCCGCTCTGCAACTCTGGACGAGCAATAGCCAAATTGTTGACAAGCACATTCAAACGCTCAAACATGTCAGCAGAATACTGCGGTGTCGCAACAAGACCCGGAGCACCCTTAAACGTATCAACCGACTCCTTGGCACGATAGTACGCAGTAAGCGCCAAATCTGGTATCGCAAATTCCAAGTTGTCTATCTTGTCTTGAATTTCCGCGATACGAGCAATCGTTTCAGAACTGTCAGCAAACCTGCCACCACGTTGGTTTCGCATTGAACCAATCTCACGAATAATGTCCATCTGCTCTTTTACATATTGAACAGCAATACGAGCCTCACGCCAAACCTTTGCACGCTCAGAAGTACCCTCCAGCAACTCTTTGGCTAGCGCATCCTGCGCAGCCAACCCAGCAGCCCCACCACCGTAAGCATCATTGACTGCACGCAATTCGCGTGCGGTCATAAAGAAGAAAGCATCAGCCATCTCAGCATGGTTATCGCCCACAGTTGCACCACGACCAATAATGTCGTTAACTTGCGCACCAGTCAACTTTCGTTTATTGCTTTTACCAGCACGAGCCATGTTCGCACGAGTCGCACGATTACCTTTCGGCGCACCCATGTCGGGGATGCTGTTCAACAACTTGCCGGTATCACCAATAGAGTTCAACGCATCACTCAACCACCCTTGACCCAAATCGGTGCTACTGGCAAACGGAGTGTTGTCAAACGGACGCATCAAAATGTTGAGAACCCTGTTTACACGCTCATCACCAGAAAAAAGACCTTCCTCAATGTCAGATTCCAACATCCGATACACAGCAGGTTCATCCAACACACCATCGCTCGTTGAATCAGCCAAACGGATACGCTCATAAATACTCTGCAAAGCAGGACCCAACTCGTCACCATACAAACGGTAATAGTTCAACGTCTCCTCAGAACGCCTCAACGCTTCGTCAGCGTCCTTGGCTTTCTGTTTGAAAGCCTCAAACGCCGCCTCAGCCTGCTCAGCGGTCACAACACGAGCAGCAATCATCTCATTCATCTGGTCTGCTTGGCGAGCCAAATCAACTGCCTCGTCATGTGAACGAGTCAAAGCATCGTTCATAAACATCATCACAGCGTTCTTTTCTTCAAACATCGCAGCCAACGCAACAGCCTCAGCCTGTTGCTTGGCAGACAAATCAGTCAACTGCTTAGACAACGCAGTCGCACGAGAACCAGCCTCAGCAGCATCAGCCACAGCACGCTCACCCGCACGAACCTCAGCACGAACATCCAAAATCTCGCCCCTCACAGAAGAAGCAATAGAACGACGATAGTTCGTATCAAAAGTTTGCTGAACAACTTTCACCAACTCATCGGCGGCATAACGAGCAGAAGAAGTCAAATCAGCAACATTCTTCGCCTTACTTGTCGCCAAATTTTCCAACGCCTTTAAATAATCTGGGTCAATCTCCCCCTGTGTGCGCAACATGCGAACAAAGTCAGCGTCCTTCAATTCGTCAAGCAATGTAAACGCTTCAAACGCACCACGAACAGTTTGCTCATAACCAGCCAAAATACGTGACGTGCTTGTTTCAAACAAATCAAAATCAAGTTTTGTGTGCTTGCGCCACAAGGCGTTAATCTCATCAATCGAACCAGTCTTGATGACATCTTCCGTATCCAAAAACTTTTGACCCTGTTTAAAGTATCGTGCAGCAAGGTTGTTGTTCATGTCCAACACATCAACGCTCGTTGCTCTATCCAACAACTGTGACCACGGATTTGTAGCGTTCCGTTGACGCCAACGGTACGCCTCAGCAGTTTGAATGTGCGGCATGTATCGTGGACGACCCGTAATCTGGTCAATCGCACCAACATTCAACCTGAAACTAGGGTCAATTCTCTGCCCCTCAGTTTCCAACAAAATACGAACCTTCTCCCAATGGTCCTGCACAGCCTGCGTCGCTTCACGCTGCGCTGGCGACAACAAACCCGGGTCAGCAGATTCAATAAAACGATGAATCTGGTCATCAAACTGCGACACAGAATCAAGAATCGCAACAGCACGAGCATCACGCAAATACTGTTGACCATACGAAGCACCACGACGACGACCATTCTCCGAACCACCAAGAGCAGCCATATACATGCCGACTTTTTCTTTCGGCACACGACCCGAAGCAAAATCTGCACGCATCTTACTTACGTCACCCTGAGTACCCGAAGCACCCCTCGGCGTATACAAATACTGCAACTTCTTACCCACGTTTGTGTTCGTAATACCCAAACGTGTCTTAATCAAACCAGACTCAAGCGCACCACCAATAGCACCAGAACCCGGCAAACGTACACGAGAACCAAACATGTACAAACCGTTACGCTGCAAACCCATAACCTTCGCAATGTCATCAGGCACAGCAGATTTGCCACGAGAAGCAACAGCAGCAATTTCGTCAGCATTACCACCATACTGTTTCACAAGGTTCGCCAAAGCGAACCGACCCTCACGACCAGAAACATTCTTCGTACCCAACGCAGCACGCAACGCAACATCCTGCGCACCAACCTTGGCTGTTGCACGCAACCCAGCAGCACCAGCACCACGAGCAATCGCCTTCACAGGCACAGCAGCACCCAACGTCAAATACGTTGTCGGGTCAAGAACAACATCACCAATGAAACCAACAATACGACCCTTCCAACCATCCATCGGCATAACACGACCAAAACCAAAAGTTGGGTCATTAAACTGTGTACGCAAATCCCCAAACGAAGCCTTCGTATTTGGGTCCTTGTCAAGCAAATCAACAGTTTCTTTCAAACCAGAAATAATCGCACGCCGAGGCATGTCAATAATGTTCAAACCACCCAACGCCACTTTCCCAAGTGGCGAACCCAACACACGAGCCAACGTACCCTTCGCACCAGTCTGAGCAACACCACCCTGCTGAATACCCTTAATCGCATCACCCAAACGAGGCGTAGCCGCAAACGCACGACCAGCAGCATCACGAGCCTGAGAACCAGCAGCAGCCTCAGCAGTACGGAACGGTTGCGAAGGCGCAGGCAAACTCTTTACGTTTGCCAGCCTCGCCAACAGTTCATCAAGGTTCGGGTCAACAGCCACTACATCCCACCAGCCCGCAAGAAATTAGAACGTGCAGTCAACGTCTCTTGGTACGGCGTATAACCAGCACCACGAGCCTTCGCTTGCACAAGCATCCCCAATGCAGAATTAAAATCCTGCAACCACTTTTCTTTTCGGGCTGACTCAACAATATCCTTACCAACGTTCTCACTACGGTCAACAACCTGCTGAGCCGTACGCCCAAAACGAATGTCCTCTGCACGCTGAAACGAATTATCTTTCTGACTCGGATTAACAATCTTTTCAGGCGTATACATACCCAACTTGGTTTTCGCTGCCTCAAACGCAGTATCAAACTGCTTCTTGTAAACGTCAACACCCCTCTGTGCTGCTGCAAGAGCCTCCTGCTCAGAACGAAGTTCCGGAAACAACCTCTTCCACCCACCCCTCTTAACCCGATTCAGTATGTCCACACGCTTCATGTATTCCTTCTGATACCCCTCAACCTGCTTAGCGAAATTCGCCTGCTCATCCTGAAGACCAGTCCCACCAGAAGCCCAATCAAAATAATTCGCATCCTCATACGTTGGAAGTTTTTCGGTAGCAGGATTAAAACTCTTGCCCCTGCTCAAAAACTCCAACGCAGCAGAACGACTCTTACCACGCTGCTGAAACTTCTTTGACTCAGCACCACGAGCCGCAGACTCCTTAGCCAAATTTTCAAACAACTCAGGAGCCAACTGCTCAGGAGCAAAATCCATCTCAGGAGAAGGAATACCGCCAGCAACAAACGGGTCCTTACCCGCAGCAGTACGGTCAGCCTTCTTCTTGGCAACCTGATAGTTGTTGTACTCACTGAACACTGTGTTCGCAAAAGATTGCAAATCTTTTGTCTCACCCTCCTGATTAATCAACCCGGGCGACAAATCAGCCTGACCAGCCGTATACTCCTCAATCTGACGCTTCACATCCCAAGGAGCAGCACCACGATAAATCTCGGCAGCAATAATCTTGCGAATGTCCGTATCAGGAAGAGTCAACGCCTTACGAAAATTAGGCGCATAATCCATCCACAACAACTCGTCATCCTGCGCAGCCTGCTCAGCATCCTGCCCACCATAAAACGTCCCAGTCAGATAACCCAACTCAGGCGAAAGCAACGTGCTGATATCGCCACTGCTTACGTTGCCCTTGCCTGACAAGGCACGGGCAAGTAGCAGGAGTTGGTCCTGCGGAATAGACATTCTACTTATAGCCCTTTTGCTACTTCAGGTTCTTGGCTAGTGAAGGAAATTCCTTACTAATCTTTGGAATACCCGCATTCGGATTGGCTTTCACAAACGCCTCAATACGGGCAGCCAACTTCTTATCCTTGACCGTTGAAGCCTTCGCAGCCAACTGGTCTATAGGACGAGAAGCCGATTCCCCTTCGCCCTTGGCGACGGGAATACGGCCACCAGCAGCAGCAATCAAATCCTCAATGTCCTGACGACGACCCTCAGCAGCAGTCTCCTGCTCCAAACGACCCTGAGCCAACTGAGCCTGAATCTGAGCCAACGCATCCGCCTGTGCACGAGCAGCCTGAGACTGCAACCCAGCCCTCTGCGAACCCAACGAAGTCTGAGCCACATTACGAGCCATCATCATCTCAGCCAAACGAGAAGCATCAGACTGCTGAGCCGAAGCCCCCAACGTGTTCAACAAATTCTGAAACCCAGCAGCACCCTGCTGAGCAGCAGCCTGTTCCGCAGCCACCTGTGCACGCACAGGGTCAGCAGACACACCATACGCAGACAACAACTGCTCCATCGCATCAGGAGCCTGACCAGCAGAAACCTGAACACCCGCATACGGGTTGTTCGGGTTCTGACGCAAGAATTGTTCCAAAGCAGAATAGCCTTCGCCAGTCAAACGTTCCGCATCACCAAAACCGGCAGAAATGTTTGCTAACGCATCACGATACGACTGCTCAGTAGCAGCCCTAGAAACGTCACCTTGCTGATTAATCAAACCCAACAAACGGTCAGCACCAGCACGATAACCGCCACCAGACAACATATTCTGGTAAGCCTCAATCGTTCTACGTTCCTTCGCTAATTCATCGGCATACTTTCGTGAAGCCAAAGAATCACCAGAACCAGCACCATACGACGCAGTAGGAGTAAAATTCAAATTCCCAATTGCAGCCACAGCAGCAGCAATCGGGTCCTGACTATAATCAAATCCAGAACCGTCACTAGCAGGTGCGGTAGTACCACCCATTGAAGCCGAAGTCTCATTCTTCGGTGGGACTGGCACATTTCCAGTTGTCCTGCGGTCAACAGGAACACCATAAGTAGTAACTCCACGCTGTGACATTACATTGCTCCTGCTCTAAACGCAAACAACTGCCGAGCAGCATCTGCGATTTCTCTTGCCTTATCCGCTTCCAAATCTCCCAACGCCTGACGGTACTGCTGCAACAAACGAGCATCCTCCAAATCAAACCCCCGCATCTGCTCAGCCTGACCCAAATCAAACTCAGACAAATTACGTGCACGCTCACCAGCGAACTCTTGCATCGCACGATTAAAAATACCTGAACGAACGTTCGGAGTAACTAGATTACGTTGCGAATAGCCACGCACCAACTGCGGTTGCGCTCGCTCATACTCACGCAACGCATTCTGACGGGCACGAGAACCCCGCTGCTGAGCCAACGTACGAGAATACTGATTCGCAGCAGCAGTCGCAGCATAATTTTCCGTATAGCCACGCCGACGAGCCTCATACAAACTAGGGTCGTACGCCATAATTACCTCTATCCATTCGTGCAACCATCCTCTTCAAATCATCCATCTCCGTCCGCACCTCAGTCAACTCGCGAGACAACGACATAAAAATCTGTTGCAAACGAGCAGCATCATCAGTCGTCAACGTGTTGATAATGGGCGAAGACCAAGGGCTTCTCATCCGAACACCTGCGTACCCAACACCACTTGGTCAGAATCACCAGAAGCCAAAGAGTTCGCAACACTGGGGTCCAACTTCGCAGAAGTAATCGCACCAGTAGCAATCTTGGCTGTCGTCACAGCACCATCTTCAAGGTTCACACCCGAAGCCAAACCGTCAGCAAAGTTCTTCACCGCAGTGAAGTTGCTGTTCATCTCAGCGGCTTCAATAACCGTGTTAGATGTAAAAGAATAAGGAACAGAAAGAGGCATCAGCCACTCACCTTTCGGTTGTTGTACTTATAAGTAATTGAATCAATCCCCCAACCACCATTGGAAGGACCAGTGAACAACAATTGCACACTGCGAGCCAAACCAAGATTCCGACCATTCTTCACAACCACACCTTCAGACGAAGAACCCCACAAGCCTGAACCCCACAACGCAACACCCCAATACGCACCAGTACCAGCACCAGACAACGACACATCAAACTGTTTACGCTCGTTACCAGCAGCCTCCTCATAATTCTGAAACACCTTCACGTTCACAATCCGCTGCGTATCAACCTGCTTAAACACAATGTCAGGACGACGAAACATCTTCTTCTGCGCATACGTATTTCCATCCACCCAACCAGTGCGATAATACGACGAGAACGCTGTCAACGTACCAGTGATGTTGTCACGCTCCTCCTGATACAAATCAACCTTCAACACATACGGCTGCGTCGGATGACACGCAACACGAAAGTTCGTGTTTGCGTCGTCAGTCCAGTCAGTACCACCAATCAACCCATAACCATCATGCGTAGCGAACTGTGTGTACGCACCACGAGCACCAATAGAAGGGTCCAACACATAGTTGCGTGTCGGCTTGGTTGCAATATTGTCTGGGTCGTACGGCAACGCAATCCATGCACGACGACCAATCCACGACACCGAATACGGTTCAGTGGAAGCCGTAGACAACAAACGTTCGTCCACCAGTGGACGCAACGGTTCAAACACATCCATGATTTTGGTGCCGTTATAAAAGAACACACCTTCTGGATTGGAGTAGAAATACACTCCATCTTCAGCCTGAGCCATACTGTGATGGTTGTTTGCACCAAGGTTCGTTGACAACTCAACAACTTGGAAGTTGTCAGACGAGTTACCGACAAGTAGATAAATACCGTTCGGCTTAAAGATAACAAGTTGACCAGCAACAATCGCCAAACCACGGATGCCCAAACCGCCACCGTTGAAATCAATGAAGTCATCTGCCATCCAGTCACCCGGCAAACCTTCATGTGACCAACGCAAACGATTCGGATGCAGCACACCCGCTTCGTATGTCCCCGCAACAAACAGTTTGTTTGTGTGCGTAATCACATGGTCAGCCCGTGGCATGAATCCACCAATCGGATTGTTGTACGGCTGCCAAGTCGGACCATTCGCAGACAACGCAGTCGCATACGTATCAGTTGTCTTCCACCTGTAGCCAACAGAAGTAGATGTTGCACCAGTCGCCATGTACAACGTGTCACCCCACGCATACATACACACACCATGATTCGCAATAGTCCCAGTCACAGGATTACCCGACGAATACTCCAAACGAGTAAAGTTCGTACCAGACGACCAGAACACGTGAGTGTTACTGGTCAACATCAGACGAGACGAATTACCATAAAACGCATACAAACGTTGCGGGTCCCACGTACCAGACACAGCAGTCGTATTCAACCTGTGCATACCACCACGACTAAACACACCACCACGAGGGTCAATCTCCACATTCAACATGTCAGGCGACTCATTCTTCGCCAACTGAAACTGGTCAGCGCGAAGGTTCAACCCACCCGTAAAATCGTCATAGCGGTCCGTCAATAGTCTGCTCATGACCCAAGCGTCGCCCCCAAAGTCTGCAACCATCTACGCATCGTCGGATACTTCTTGCCACCCGACAACAACAACGGACGATGAGAACGAGCCTTCATAAGGTCGCGGCGAGCCATCGCCACACCTTCCTCAAACGAACGCTGATACATCATCGCCATCTCATTATCCTCTTGACGCTGATACACCCGAGCCAACGCATAATACGCCAACAAGATGTGGAACCAGTTATCCATATCAATCTCAGTAGCCGTGTTCGTCAACCACGTGTACGAAGGATTACGATACGCACGAACTGTCAACGGATACACATTGTCAGGCTTCGGATACAGATGAATCTGCCCATCCCACACAGCCCAGAAGTACGGTCGGCTGGCAACATCAGTGTTGCCCAGCCACACCTCTTCAGCATCATCATACGCAATCTCTGTAAAACGATTACCCGAAGCAGTAGTCTCCACAATAGAAATAATTTCGCGAATGTCCCCAATAGTAGAAATTGTGTACGGACGCTGATTTACCACCGTGTTCAATGTGTACGTCTCTTGGAAAAACGGCCAGCGACGCTCCAACGCAACAATACGCTGAAACGCCTCTTTGACAAACGTGTCCAACAAACTGTTCGGCAAGTCAACGGTGTCTAGGTCAGAGATGTCTCGCACCATCGTGCGAACGTCAGCAAGATTCATTGAACATCACCACCCTTGGCAGCCTTACGCAAATGACCGATGCAATACTGCGTACCCTTCGCCTTGGGACCTTCACAGGTGTCGTTATCCGCTACACAGCGGTTACGACCCGTATATTCACCCCCACCAGCCTGCAATTTGGCTCCAGCCAAACTTACGGCTGCTTGACGGTAAGCGTTTACGGGTTCGCCGTACATTGCATGTGCGGGTTTAGCGTTCATCACTATTAACCCCTTTTATTACTTAAAGTTAAGCCCCCACCCCACGGAAGGGAGGTGGGCATGAGGTGGGGACCCAACTCAATTAGCGGTACAGACCCTTACGGTAGTTCTTGCTTGGGGCTTTGCGTGCATTGCGCACATCTTCTGCACGCATTGAACCACCACGACCACCACGACTATCGGCAGTACGACCAGAAGTTTTTGCCTTGGGCTTCTTGCCTGCAAGACGTGAATCTTCAGCCTTGTTGTTCTTGCCGCGACCTTTCCCTGCAAAACGAGCATTCTCGGCTTTGCTATACGATGCCTGCTTTTTTCCCGCTGTTACGTCACCGTAATAGTTTGAACCCGCAGCCATGCGATAGTTTACCTTTTTGCCGCCCTGACGATTCTTATTCTGATTCTTGCGTGGCATCCCTGCCCCCTTTGGTTTAGATTGACCGTTATCAAGTATTGCGTAATACTGTGGCATTTCTTTTTCCTTTATTGATGTGATGTGGGACGGAGGGCTTCATCCCCCCGTCCCAACATCAACTCCCTTACTTGCGGTACACCTTCACGGTGCTGTCCGACTGGACAACCCCGACGAAAGTGCCTGACGTCGCAGCCGAAACCGCAGCAGCACCGACGATGGTCACGTTAGTGCCACCGACAAGGGTGATTGCGTGGGTTGAGGCAGCAAGGTTCACAATCGTGAACTCAAATGACGTACCAGTTGCTTCATCCGTGAGCGCTGCCACAATCTGCGCAGCCGTAGCGGTCGTAAAGTTACGAGCCGCAGTTGGCGTGCAGGTGAACAGTTTGCTCTCCAGCAATTCGCTGGCGCTCAACGTTTGTGCTGCATCAGTCTCAGCGACCTCAGCAACCTTTTCAAACGCTGTTACCCAGTCCTCAATACGCTTGCGCGTAATGGTACCGGATGTGCTGTTTGGCTTCAATGGCATGATATTTCTCCTTGTTTCCTAGTTACCGATTAGGCTGTCTTGGCGGTCAGTTTGCCCTGCTTGGCGCAGTTGCGGACCGTAAAGTTGCCGTAGCACATGATGAGCGCATAGCGAGCATCAACGTCTTCTGGCTTGACAAACTCAGTTTGTGCAAACCACTTGCCGCTGTGACCCACCAACGTGAGGTACTTGCTGTTGAGGAAGTACATGACACCCGAAGTGCAGTGAACATCGTACACAATTGGGGCAGCCTTGAACAGCAGGTTCTGGAATCCAGCATCTGCGGTCTTGGTGTCCGTGTAACGAAGTTGTGGCTGCAACAGAGCCTCATACTTCTCAAACAGGGTTTGAGTCGTAAGAATCATGTCTGGGTGGTCATTACCAACCGACACGGTGTTGTAGGCAGTTGCCATCTGAGCGAGAGTCAACGCAGTTGCGGTGTTCTCCTCGTATGAACGCCAGAACTCGTTGCCAGAAGTTGCACGGTTGATACCACCAACAGTGCCGCTTGCCTCAACGAGGTTGCCCAAGCCGTTCCAATCTTTGCCACTGTTGCCAGTGCCATCAGCGAAGAACATCTGGTTGAACGACTCACGCATGGACTCTTCAGCCTGCATGATTTTCGCTTCCAACAGGTTAATGATTTCCTGTTCACCGTTGTTCTTGGCTTCTTCAATACCGGAGATTGAAATGGATGCAGCGTACTGCTTCCACTCGAACTCCGCAGCCGAGATTCCCTCTTGCGGGGTCAGGCTGAGCGAGTCGTACCCTGAGTACGAACCCACAGTGCTGTTCTTTCCGTAGATGAGCGGCTCAATAATCTTGGTGCCACCGTTGAGCATACGGATGCGACCCTTATCCATGAGGAAATAGGTCAGCGGACGTGCAGTGAACACGTTATCCGTGAGTTGCGAACGGTAGTTAGCAAGCGTTGTTGAAAGCAGCGCATCAAAATTTGCATTTGCAGTCATGATGAATTACTCCTTGGTTTGGTTGAAATTGTGCTAGCCCTCTAACTGCCGTTTGGCAGATTCAAAGGCATCGCGAACACTACGAATAGGTTTAGAAGACACATCGGCACTCTTCGCAGAAGCACCTTTAGACACCACTGCGGCATCCCGTTTCGCATCAACAATCTTCTTCGTTTCCTCAGATTTCACTTTAGTTGCTACTTCCTTGGTACGAGACTGTTCAAACAAACGGTCAAACGCAATCTGCTTATAAGTTGCTTCAAGATTCGTGCTTCCTGTCGCCAATGCTTTCGCTACGACCTCATTGGCATCAAAAAGTTCCCCGTATCTCCGTGACAAAGACTCAATCTGATTCTCCAACTCACGCATCGCTTTCTCCTGTTCAAATGCCTGAATCCGAGTTTCAAGTTGGCGGTACTGCTTCTCCACTGGGTCAAGAAACTCATCCTCTTCGGATGTTGGTTGCTTGTTCACCCCATAATGTTGCGAAAGCAATTCCACAGTGCTTGCTGGGTCATTCTGCAAAGCCTCTTGCAAAGCGGCCGCAAACTGCACCTGTCTTCGTTGCTCAGCAAGTTCCTGCGTCTTACGGGTATAGTCCGATTGACGCTGGTAACCGTTGAGCGCCTCAGCGAGCGGAACCTCAATTTCTTCGCCATCAACAATTAACTTGACGGGCTTGTCAGCATATTCGTCCCAGACGAAATACTCTTTCGGTTCAGCCTCTAAGGCTTCACCAGTTTCGGAGTTCGCATCAACTTGCCCATCAACGATGGGTGTGTCAGTAACTTCTTCAACGGTGTTTTCAATATTACTCATAGAGTCCTCCTTCGGCGGTTGCTCTACCCCTAGTACCAGACGCTACATAATTTGTTCATTCGGCAACTGCGTATTCGGCAAAGGAGCACCAGCAGCCAGCAATTGCGACAGAATTTCAGGCGGAATATTGCTCGGCAAAGGCATACCACCAGTCGGCTCACCCTCCGCAGCACCCATACCGGGCACCATCCCCTCTGGTGGCATCATCCCAGCAGGAGCACCGCCAGCCGCCTCGGGCGGCATGGCTCCCATCGGTGGCTGAGCCATAATGAACCCCTGAGCCTGCTTGATACCAAACCCGTACTGCAACACGTAGGTAGCCATCTTGCCCATGTCCAAAATCCCAGCCCCAGCAAACGGAGCCATAGCGTCCACAATCTGCAAAGCACGCTGGCGACGGAACGACTCATTCATCGGAGCAGTAGACCCACCCTCAACCTCATAGTCAAACTCGCCCTGAATGTAGTCACGGTCAAACGTCAACCACAACGGTTGCGCCTCAGAACCAATAACACGAATCGCCTGCTCACCAGTCATAAACTGCTGTGCCAGCATCACCAAACGGCGAGCACACTCACCGATAGCACGCTCAATAATCGCCAACTTGTCACTAGAACGAGCATTGGACGCATCCTGCACAATCGCAGCCTCAGTAGCCGTACGACGAATCTCAGGCATTGAACCCTGCTGATACTCAGACACACCAGAAACACGGTTCATGTCCGAAGAAATCAAATCCGACTGGTTATACAACTCTGGTGGGTTAATCACCGCAGGCATCGGAGACAACACGTTACCCAAACTGTCATCCGTAATCACAGGCACCATCACATTGTCCTCATCAGACTCCAACGCTTGACGACCATCAGTATCAAACGCAGATTCCTTATACAGCCACTTACGCGAGAACCGTTTACGATGATTCATCATCTGTGTACGAGTCTGATTCAATTCATGTTGCAACGGCTCAATCGCCTCAAGTTCACCCATCGGATAAAACGTCTCAGGAACGTCATAGTTACGAATCATCACAAACGGCTGACCGAAAGCAAACGGAATCTCCTTCGGGGCGACAAGGAACTTG